CGTGCGGGTGTACCATATTGCCCGCCCTGCAACGCTCATAAAGTGCCTGTCACGTTCCATTGCAATCGTCCTTCCTTTCTGTCCAATCATCCGACCATCTGCCAAGCGCGATCCGTGCGCCGCGTTCCGTGTTGTAGGTCTTCCGGGTGCGTTTCCCGCCGCAGAAGACGGTTAACGTTGCCGTACCGTTCCTGTGCGTATGAATGGAAGCTGTTGCCCCGTAGATGCTCCGAAAATACCGTTTCATGTCAGCCCTTCCTTTCTCCTGTTTGGTGCAGGCTACAAGCGGCGAACGTGCGCCGCCTGTCTGCCTACATCAATTCATCACTTCTGCGCGATTCTGATGCACTCTTTCACGGATTCGCTTTCAAGGCTTCCCTGAATGGCTTCCCAAATATTATCGAAGTGATAACGGGTCAGGTCGAAAATGTAAAGGTGTTCGTCTGCGGTCATCAGGGAAGCGCAACCACCATCACCGAGTTTCCAAACGTGAAGGATCAGATTTTTCCTGTTCTTCGCCGTCCAAGTTCCTTCCCCGTCCTTCTTCAGGATGAATCCTTTGATATTGATTGTTTCTGCGTTCTTCATTGCGTTAGCCCTCCGTTTTCCGGGGTGTTCCCCCTGATTTCGGTATTATCTTATCACATTATCTGCACAATGTAAATAGTCTAAAAAAGAAAAATAGAATTTTTTTTTGCAATTTTCCGCAAAATAGAAAAAACAACATTTTATTCCATGTTTTTGCGTGATTTCTGCAAAAAGGGGGAATATATTCCCACATTTGGGCAATAAAAAAATCCCCGGGTCAAAGCCCGGGGAAGTTGGTCGCAAGTTGGTCGCAAGTTGGTCGCAAGTTGGTCGCAAGTTATTCGGTTTTTATGGCCTTTTTTGCGTCAAGTTTGGCAAAGGTCAATTCATACCCGCCCATTGCGGTCAGCGCGGCAACAACCGCGTTCATCAGCGTCAGAAGGGCGGTATTCCATGTCAAGCCCTGCGTGAAGTAGGTTGCCAACAGCATAACCACGGCGGCAATCAGGAAGACAATGTTCCGGGTCGGAATCTTCCAAACCTTGTCAAACGGCAGTTTCAAAAGCTGAACAATCAGCATAGTTGCCAACGCCGCGCCTGCGATTGTCGCAAGCTGTTCCCATGTGAAGGGGTCTGTCGGAATCGGGGATTCGGCTGTCGCGGCAACTTCTTCAGCAAGCACAACCGCCGGGAAAACCAACAGGACAAGACAGAAAAGAAGTTTTTTCATGCAATCATCCTTTCGTAATATCGTCAATCCGTTTGTGTGCGTTTTCAACGCTTTGTTCGACTTTGGCAACCTTGTTCGACAGTTCGCCAAGGTCTTTCTGAATAGCCTTGTTGTCGATTTTAATGTCATCAATGGATGATCTGATATACCGAATGTCCGCCGTCATGGTTGCCCGTTCTGTGGCTTCCGCTGATGTGTCATGCCGTTCGTTGCGCCTGAATGTCAGGGCGGTAAAACACAACGCAATCAGCGGAACAGCTATTGCAACAATGGTTTCGATTGACAAGCCCGTCACCCCCTTTCTTCAAACGCTTCAGCACCCGGATACATGGCCTTCAATTCTTCGGCCTGATCATAGGTCAGGTGTGGGATTTCGACCATGTAAAGGGTTTCTCCGGGCATGATCAAAAATTCCGTCATCATGTATCCTGTTTTGTTTTTCCATTGCACCAAACACCAATCAACGTCAGGCGCAATCAGGGTCACGGTATCCCCGCATGGAACGCGGTCAATCAATGCCGCCGCCCGGGAAGGACGTTTCCGCAGGTTGACGGGCTTTCCGTTTTCTGACCAAACAACCGCTGTTTCGGGTTCGGGTATCGGTTCAGGTTCAGGGGTCGGTTCAGGGGTCGGTTCAGGTTCAGGTTCGGGTTCAGGCTTCACTTCAGGCCGAAGATATGTTTCCTTCCATTCTGCCACATATCCCCAATTCTTGATTGACGTATCAACCTTTGACGTTGGTGACGTCATGTGCAGGATTTTCAGCGGGTAAACGCTTCCGACCGTGCCGATATGATAATAATCGTTCAAATCCCCGTTGTAATCCTTGCCGCCCTGTTTATACCGCGCAGGAAGTTCATTTTTCGGTGATTCCGGCGGGTTCGCCTTGAAGACAACATCCCCAACAGACAGGTCACCCGTTCCGACCAAAGGCCGCAGGTTTTTCACCTGCTTCCGTGCTGAATAGTTTGTTCCTGACGTTGCAAGGCTGACCCCGGCCTGACGGAAGGCGTACTTGTCCATTCCGATACAATCACATTCGTTCAGGTCTGACGCGCCAAGTTTATATTTCGGCTTTGAGTCAACGATCTGCTGACAGCCCTGCAAATACTTGTCAACCGTGGTAGGCATACATTCACCCCTTTCAAAAAGGAAACCCGGGGAAGTTTATTCCCCGGATTTTTTCAGCAGTTCAAAAATCATTTTCTGAATCTGCAACCGCCGCGCCTTGTTGATTACGCCCTTTTTCGGGATGCTGTCCAATGCCGCTTTCAGTTCGTCAATCGACATTAATGTCACCCCCTTTCGATGGAAATAGAAAGCCGCCCGGGGACAATTCAACAGGGCGGCATGGTCTGTTCATTTGGGTATACTTATCAGAATTTCTTCATTATTTTTCCCCCCTTCTTACTTCGTAATACGATCATTCTGCTGAGCAATGTATCATTTTCTGTGAGGTCACGAAAATGTTCAGCAATTGTACGAGGTTGGGCACAGGCCAATTCCTGCGCCCGTATCCTCTATCGCACAGATGGTTTTCAGTAGCCGGATATACTTTCACCCTTTATCACCGGGCTGACCATCCGTTACTTCGTAATACAGTAATTTTGACAACCTTATTGACCAACATATCTGAATTTCTTAATGCAAAACGGAGTCCATTCATAGCCATTTTTGAAAATTCTTGTGTAAATAAACATCGATGTTGCTTTATGATTCCATTTTCCGAATCTGATAACTATCATTTACTTCACCACGTTTCATTCGCAATACAGCAATTCAAAGTGTCCTTTAATCCGTTTCATCTGCGGTCTTATTTTGCTTTTCCATTGTGGCTTCGCAAATATAAGGCGGCTCGCAGATTTCCCAGTACGGGCAATCATGGCAAATTGGCCACATATCATCAATGTTATTCATTATTACTCCATGTGTTCTACTTCGTAATACAGCAAGATTACTGATTTACCGGATACACGAAAGAAACGTTCCATCTGACATTAACCGCCGCATTCCGAATGTAGACAATTCCGTTTTGAAATAGTGATTCCGCAATTGCATTATTAGCGCCAAAGGAAGACCACGGTGGCGGTTTAATTGTGTTTTTAAGGCTTTGGGGCAATATTCCAGCAGGAATTATCGCTTTGGAAACATCCCCAACAGCGGAACTTAGTTGCATTGAAATGCTGACAAAACACAACCCACCTATTACGATAAAACCGCTTGTTGCTAAGCTGTCGTTATAAAGCGTAACATCGGAACTTGCAGGTGTTGTCAGAGGATTCCAAGTCCCCGCAATTTTGCTGTTTAACGCATCAAGGTCTGTCTGATTTGCGAACCCCAAATTGTTCTTGACCTGCGCTTTCTGCGCGGACGTCAACGTCTGCTGTGAAATGGTCAGGACATCCCGGCGCAGTTTGCCCTTCAGGTCATTGCCGTACAGGGAAGACGCCGTTACGGGGATTGACGTTCCCATGAACATCTCAAGGCCGTGGTTTGATACGGTATACTCGCCGGAAAGGGAAATCGTGTATACCGCAGGAACAACGCGCACGGCATAAATATAACCCGTGTCCGTGTCATACGGAACGCCGGACGCAATGACCCCCGCGAGATTTTCGGCGGTATATTCCATTTTTTCGATTCGGCTATATGCGCGAAGGGTGTTCAGGTTGATTTCGTCATATGTGTTCCCGATCCGCATCAGGCCGTCAGGGAAATCGACCATGACGCCGGACAGGTCAATTGACGTCTGCGAATACGCCTGAAATTCGCCGCCATTTGCTTCTTCCGTCCAATCGCTCCACGTCATCCAAATTGCGGTATCAGTATCGTTCCCGCCCGTAACGAAAACATACCCGGACGCCGCAGGAATCGTGAAGAACCCGTCAACAGGCGTGATGTCGGTTTGTTCGCCTGTCAGGGTTTCTGCGAATTTCAGGGCGGTATATGTGCCGTCAACCATGAACCCGTATTCATCGGAATAATTTACAACACGCGCGTAACCTGCGGCGTGGTTGTAGAGATTCCACCCGGTGCTGACAAAGGAAGTTGGCGTTGCCGTTGTGATCGTACCGCGATTTTCTTTGACATAAACAACAACAATCTGATCACCGCCGACAGGCGTTCCGGTAACGGTTATGCCGTACAATGTTGGGTCAGCACTCCATTCCGTTGTATATGTCAAAGTGATTGTCCCGCTTTCAGAAACATACTCGACAAAAGTATCACGGTCAATGGTCGCGGTGATAGGTTCTTCCCCTTCTTCCCGCGCAACGGGTGTCACGGTCATCGTCAGGGATTCCGCGATATACCCGGTTTTGATCATGTTTCCGTGCAGATCGGACAACCACGCAGAACCGTCCGCAATAGACGCTTCGCCGCCGGACGTGCGAACAACATATGTCCCCTGATTGATCTGTGCTTCATCGGACGTAAAGTTGTCAGCAAGCGGAACGGTTGTGACCTGAATGTCACGGGTTTCCGGGTCGGGTTCAATTTCGTTCACGGTCAGCGGAGGACGGTGCATTTCCGTGTCGATTATGTCCATATTATTGTTGTAATGGGCAATGTCATAGGGATCGGGTTTCTGAACCTTAAACAGGTTGAAGAATGGTGTTAAAATGCTCATGCGCTCACCTCCGCGTCAGCAATCCGCAACCAAAAATGAACCGTGCCGGGGGTTTCCTCCCCGACTTCGGCGTAATCCCTCGCGCCGCTCATCAGGTCACCGTATGTCACGGGCAACAGAATCTCTTTCCAACGCCAATTCGTGCCGCCGAACGTTGGCGCGGTCGCGGACGTTGTCACATAGATTGAACCGACCGGGTACAATTTCCCGGGAACAGAATCAACGCCTGTGTCAATGGCGTCAATTTCTTCCTGAAGTTCCGCTTTCGCGGCTTCAATGGCTTCCCTTGTTGCTTTGGCGTCCGCCGCCATTCCCGGAATCGACAGGGTATCGTCAACGGGCGTCTGAACCACGTTTGCAACCTCAACTTCAAACGTCACTTCCGGGATTCCGTCAACGGGTGTGTTGTTTAATTCACTCATTCTTTTTCCCCCTTTTATACGTCACCGACAACCGTCAGCAGGTTCATTGACATTGGTGTCCGGGGCGTCAAAACCTGATCCCCGTTAACCATTTTCCCTGAATCGTCATAATACGGATTGATGACGTATCTGACGTCCCACGAATACGCACCCGGGGAAAGGGAATCTGTGTCAGAATTCAGGAAAACCACCGTGAACGCATTGTCTGTCATCGGGCAGATTTTCTGCATGATGATTTCACCGTTTGCGTTTTTAATGCTGAACAACGCCCTGTCATTTTCCCCGAATGTGAACGGTTCGCCTTCAAGGGTCGCGGTTGCCCTGACCGTCAATGCGCCCGTATCGCCCCGTGAAAGGGTGA